GTGGGCTACGATTACGGTGAAACACAAAATGCGGCCCACATCACAACGGAATCCCGGCCCACATCACAACGGAATCAGTGGCCCACATCCAATGGAATCACCGGCCCACATCGACCGTAATACGCAGTTGCAGCGAATCGCTGAAAAAGAGGCGGAGAAAGAAGCTGCATCATGGCCCCAACGCAAGCCGTTGTCCGATGCAGTTGAGCAATGGCTCGTGGGGATGAAGAAGCCCGGCAAATCATCGATCAACGCTTATCGATCCACCATGCGCAAGCTGCTGCGCTGGGCTAAGCGTGAGGGATTTGAGTGTGTGAGCGATGTGACACCTGGTGCGCTGGACGCGTGGGTTGGATCGTGGGCACCGGATGCACCAGAAAAGTTCAATCGACTCGCGTTGACCAGCCAAGCGGCACTGTTGAAGCGGATCAAAGCGTTCTTCCGGTGGGCGTGTTCTATGAAGTTTACCGCTGAGAATCCCACGCTCACGATCACGGCAATCACTACGAACGAGTCTCAAACATGGCCGCTGACGCCAGCGCAGTTTGATGAGCTAATGACGGCGACGTATCGGTACGATGATGCTGCACCAAAGGAATCCGCAAGAGTGGGAGCATGGCTCCGTGCCATATTCCTCGTGCAGCGGTGGACTGGCCTTCGCATTGGTGATGTTGTGACGCTGCCCAGGACTGCATTGGTTGGCAATCGTCTCTCCGTCACGATCCACAAGAAGAGAAACGTCAAGCCCAAAAGAGATAACCCCGTTCCGAGTCACATGGTGTGTGTGCTGCCCGATGTTGCGGTTGAGGCGCTGCTGTCGCTGCCTACTCGCAGGGAAGAGCAAGATTACTTCTTCTGGAACCATAAATCGCTGGCAGAAACAAACGCGAACGCATGGTGTGCGAAGATACAAAAGCTCAATCGCTATCTGTCATTCGTGGACGAATCCGGGCAGCCGATGCCGTTCCACAGCCACATGCTCCGGGATATGTTTGCCGTCGAGAATCTAAAGGCCGGTGTCCCGCTGGAAAAGGTGAGCAAGTTGCTCACTCATGAATCCGTCACGATTACGGAACAATACTATGCCCGGTGGACTAAAGGCCGTATGCAGCAGCTTGAGGACGAGGCCATTGCAGCCATGCGTAGGATGGGGGCTGTGGTGACGATCTGACAAGCCAATCTGTGTTGCATGGAGTATGGTGCCAAAACACCATTTCGTGTATCTAAACAGTGTGCAGTAAAACAAGGCTTGATTTTGACCGGGCCGTTGAGCAACCATAATCAGTGGAGGATGAGATGGATCTGAAGAGGAGTACGGGAGTTTATCTTTGTGGCTGGCGAGGTGCGCCACACTTTATCGCAAAGGCAGATATGGATGCATTGCAGTTTGAGAAGATGGAAGTGGAGGTTGCCGAAGGAATCTCCCCGTTTGTCCAGCTAGGCATCATTACCGTTAACGGTGCCGATTATCCGCTGTGGAGCTTTTTCCCTGACCCTGAGCGGACAGAGCCGTATATATATAATGAGTCGTTTATCGCGGCCATTGAGAAAAGCAAGAGAGCCAAACACCGAGCATCACTAGGCTCTGGACCAAACTCTCGGAAACACCTGAGTCGTTCACAGGTGTTGCACTTACTGGACCCCCTTACTGGAACGCCGGAAGCTGCTGAGTCCAAGCAGCCTGGATCATAAAGTTTTCCACAGATTAACCTTGACAGGATGCCGGGGTTGATCTAGGTTACAGACAGCTAACAAGCATGGCGTGAGTCTCTGATCTGTCCGCCGAGGATGCACCAAGAAACTTTGGAGCATAGCTTCGGATGGAGAAATCAGGGACTTTTTCAGTTTAAAAGTTAGCTCCCCTCCCCATCCATCTGGAATGACCACTGCGCATGGTCATTCCTTGACACACCACAGACGAGCCACCCCAAAGACAGTCGTCTTTATGCACTCAGGAAAGCTGCGCCTTACCAACAAAGTAACAAATTTAATGAAACGCCTACGGGCAGAAAGCATGTGATTCAAATGAAAAATGAAAATGAAGATAACAACTTCGGTATTACCCCTCTCACAGAGGCAGAAAAGGCTGCGATGATCGGCCCTCAGAAGACGACCGATGCTCTCCATCTAAAGATCCTCAAGCAGTTTGAGGCACTCGAAAAGAAGGATGGCTTCAAGATTGCTACCCCGGATTACACCGAGGGTGCCAATCAGACCGAAAAGGACTTCGAATTCGCAAAGGATATTCGTAAGTTTCTCTGCGATGCGTGTCCGAATGATGGCAATAAGGTGGAGCCGCTGAAGGACGGAGTTGGCGGATACATCAAAATCCTGAAGGTGGTCAAGAAGAAGAGGACCAAGAAGGTAGCAGCCGAGTAATTCACCTGAAGGGCAGGGCAGACTCTAGCTAGACTGCTCTGCCCCTCTAAATGGGAATTGAAATGAAAACAGATACCAGCTATTTAACTATTATCGAAGTCGGGGAGCAGTTGAAGATCTCCCCGGACTCCGTTGCAAGGCGCTTTGCTCACCTTCCCGGTGTCGTCGATCTTGGCAGCCGGGAGACGATGCACAAGCGTAGAAAGCGTCTCTTACGCATACCACAAACAGTTTTGGACAGGTACCTCGAAGCTCACCTTACAAAGCAGGAAAAGAGGATGAAATGAGTAGAGAAATGGAACATCTTGATGTACTGAAGCAGTTCGGTGTTACGTCCCTTGAAGAAGCGAGGGAGTTAGCCGAACTTACCGACCGCATCGTAGCCAATCTTAAGGCCATTGATGAAAATAACAACGATCTCGAAGCACTGCTGGAGCAGACCGGGTTTCTCGCTGCCGACCTCAAGTACATCGAGGAGTCGAATGTTGACGACCTTGATGAGTTGGTTGAGCAGACCGGCACCATCGCTGCCAACCTGAAGTACATCGAAGATCATCCCGCAGAGTGATAACCGCCCAGCGGAGATGCTGGAATGCCCAAAGGAGGGCAACATGACAAAGGCAAAAGAGACAATGGCAGAGTGGGTAGAAAAGGCGTTGTGTTCATTCAAGGAAAAAGCAGAGGTGCTTAACAATTTCGAGGATTTGTCCTGCAATCTGTCTGACATCGCAGAGAAACTCGAAATAACGGGTGACACCGAAAAGGCAGCTAAGTTTCGGGAAGCCAGCTCTGCAATAGAAGATGCGGGACAGGCGGCAGACGATGCCTTAGAAGCCATCGCACCTTTGACGAGCAACGCAAAGTAACAGTCCACACTAAACAATCAACATGGCCCTCCTAATCGGGGGCCATTTCTTTATGTGACCGCGTACTCGCTGCGGGCACTACTGCGCGGGCACTCCACTGCTTCCCACGTTGCGGAGTCTAACCTCTATACTAAAATGGATCATGGGTGGGAGTTACAGAATCCCGCTTATATCGAATAAAATGATGTTGTCGCGTGATATAATCAGATTATCGAAGTAGAAGTAATGTAGCATACCCGTACTCTTCAAGGTCAATCCTCTGAGGGTCGCTACGCGGGATCAAGAGGCTAGTTCAAAGTAGCAACATTTGGTGGCGTTGTTGTTTTACAAAGAGGATGGTCTAACCTACCATCCACCCTGATTGAAGTCGGACACTTCAGCAGAGGCAGGATTCAAGCTCAATAACAGGAGGCTTGAATCATCAATGTTAAGCCTATTCCATACTTTCATATCCAAAGCTAAAGCGGGACACGCATTCTGCCAGATTATCTGGAACCAAGTGAACCTGTTATATGAGGGACTATCCCTAAATAACCTATCCCTCCCAACTGAGAATAACTGGATTCTGAATCCACCATCATACCAACACACAGACATACTAAGATAGGGATATAGAGCAGAACAATAGCTCAACTACCCGAACCTCAAGAGCTTCCTCGAAAGCCAGAGAAGGTCACTTGAGGATTCACATGCCAAGAAAGAAGCAAGACGAAATACAACGCTTCAACTCACTATTAACTAAACAAGGTGACTGCCTTCTGTTCCCCTACCTTGGACGTAATGGCTACGGAGTACACAAGGTCACAATCTCAACTGGCGTTAGAAAGTCTGTAGCGGCCCACCGTTGGGCATGGACTTTAGCTAACGGCCCAATTAAAAAAGGGATGAGCGTTTGCCACCACTGCGATAACAGAGCTTGCTGTTCGCTCAACTGTTTATTCTTAGCGACACCAAAACAGAATTCCGAAGATATGATCGCTAAGAAGCGATCAAGTAGCTTCCATAGCAGGAAGCCTAAAGTGCCGATGTCAAAGCGCGAGCAGAGAGCAGTTCTCTCGTGTCGTGATAAGGGCCAGACGATCTATCATATAGCTCAATTGTTAGGTCGAGACTACCAAACAGTTAAGAGTTGGCTTCACACACGGGAAAAGCAAGCTGCGAAGCAGCAAGACAAGATTGCAACCATGTTGCGACCCAAACCAATTACAAGTTCCATCGTAGAGCTTCCATTAGCAGCATAATCACTGGATAACTTATCCACCCAGCCGCACAACTGCCTATCCAACTAACAGATTTACGCATTGCGCCACAAGTCGCATGTTCCCGTTGTAACAGCGAACTAAACACTTGCCCACCGAGCGATGATCGGGCCGGTAAATCCCTCACTGGCCCCATCGCTGTATCAACGTCGAGCTAGAAAAAGCAACATATAACCCTCATATCAGGCGCTCTGGTTTACATTGCTACTGCTGTCATATCGACGATGCCACCCAAAGACGTACAGCTTAACTGGCATACGCTTTATAACTGGTTATTTGATTGTATGCACCTATTGCTAAACTCACGGAACTCGTAACGGCAACTTATCATGCCCACAGCACCAGCGCGCCCCTGTAAATACAACGGTTGTCCAGAGCTAGTCCGCACTAAGAATGGACTCTGCAAGGCCCACCAGCAATATAAGCACACCGTTTACAAATGGCGCGGCTCAGCAGCTTCTCGTGGTTATGACTGGGATTGGCGTCGAATAAGAAGTCAAGCTCTTGGACGAGACAAGTATTTATGTGTTCATTGTCTAGCAGACGGACGAGCAACAGTCGCCGCTGACGTAGATCATGTAATTCCACTAACAACAGCACCAGAGCATCGCCTAGACCTCGACAATCTCCAAAGCCTGTGTCGTCCATGCCATAGAGCTAAGACAGAACAAGACAAGAAGACACAGCGATCAGATACCACACCAATCGACAGTAAACGACTCTAGATGCTCTTTACAGCATAGGAGTGATACAAACCATCAACCTCATAGGGGTATGGGGGGTCACGAGTGTATGAAACGATAGCACACTAGACCGCTCATGGGCTTCCTGCAAAATATCTCGAAATGAAGTGCGAGGGTATCAAACGAAATGAAGCTATCTGACCTACAACTCGACCCACACAATGCCAACCAAGGCACTCCGCGTGGTCGCAAGACGCTCGCTACTTCTCTTCAGCAGTTCGGTGCTGGACGCTCCATCTTGGTGGACAAAGATGGCATCATCATTGCCGGAAACAAGACAGCAGAGCAAGCCGCCGCCGCTGGTATCAACGATATAATCCTCGTTCCCACGAACGGCACCGAACTTGTTGTTGTGCAGCGCACTGACTTGTCTATGGATGATCCAAAGTCTCGTGGCTTAGCTATCGCCGACAATCGTGTATCAGAGGTCGGACTTCAGTGGGACTCCGCCATCCTCGGTGAGCTTTCAACCGAAATGGATCTGAAGCCTTTCTTTACCGATGCAGAGCTTACCGGCACAGAGGATCAGGGCGCGGGGAATGCAGAGGTTGAGTGGGAAGGAATGCCAGAGGCTTGCAATGAAGATGTAGCAAAGCGCCACCTGACTATACATTTTCATTCTGAGCAGGACGTACAGGATTTCGCTGAACTGATTCAACAGACCATTACCTCAAAAACGAAATACGTCTGGTATCCAAAAGAGCAATCCATCGTGGCAAAGGCCACAAAGTACATTATCAATGACTGATATTCAGCCTCGGTACCCTATATTTGTTCCAACTCTGTCCCGCTCGGATAGCAGGATGACCATTAAGGCTCTGCAACGAATGGGAATCAAAGAGTGGTATGCAGTCGTTGAGCCACAGGAGTACAGCCAATATGCGGCGGTAATCCCCAAAGAACACATCATCGTGCTCAATCATGAATATAAAAAGGATTACCAGACACTCGATAATCTCGGTCTGTGCAAGAGCGTCGGCCCCGGTGCTGCACGAAACTTCATTTGGGATACCTCAATCCAGATGGGTTACGACTGGCATTGGGTGATGGATGACAACATCCGTCAATTTGTACGCTGGAATAACAACCTCAGATACGAGGTATTATCCGGCGCGTTCTTCCGAGTCATGGAGGACTTTGTTCTTCGATATGAGAACGTCGCTATGGCAGGACCTAACTACTGGATGTTCCTCCCACGGAAATACAAGCGCCCACCATTCTTGGCGAATACTCGAATCTACTCTTGTAACTTGATTCGCAATGACATTCCATATCGCTGGCGTGGACGCTACAACGAAGACACAATTCTTTCATTGGACTTGCTCCGTGATAAGTGGTGTACCGTGCAATTTAATGCATACCAGCAGGACAAAATGGCCACACAGACTGTCAAGGGCGGCAACGATAAGGTCTTTTACTCACAAGAAGGGACATATCCAAAAAGCATCATGCTTGTCAATGAATACCCGGAGTATGCGCGACTCATAGAGAAGTATGGTCGTCCACATCATTTTGTCGATTACACGCAGTTTAAGACCCCTTTGAAACGCAAAGAGGGCATCTCGATTGAGTACAACGACTACGGGCTGACGCTAGTAACGGAGAAACATTAAGTGAGTGTGCGGCTCATACAAGGCAACGTCCTTGACAAACTTCCGACACTGCCCTCAGATTCCTTTGCTGGTAGTCTATGTGATCCTCCGTATGAACTTGGCTTTATGGGTAAACAGTGGGACTCATCCGGCATAGCTTTCAATACTGCGTTGTGGAAAGAGATGTACCGTGTTCTAGCTCCCGGTGCTTACTTACTAGCATTCGGTGGAACTCGAACCTATCACCGGCTCACTTGTGCAATAGAGGATGCTGGCTTTGAGATCCGTGACTGCTTAATGTGGCTATACGCTCAAGGATTCCCAAAGTCCAAAGCCTGTCTTAAGCCCAGCTATGAACCTATCATCTTAGCGCGTAAACCGGCCAGGAAGATTCTACCCCTCAATATAGATGGATGCAGAATCGAGAGCGAGCCAATACCCATTAACCGCTATCAGGGATGGACTGGATTCGGTCAGATAGAGCGACCAGAAGTATTGCCAGCATATCAGCAAGAGATGAGCACATTGGGACGCTGGCCAGCCAATACCATTATTGATGAGAGCTTTGAGGATGAATCCTGGAGCCGGTATTTCTACTGTGCAAAGGCAAACCACAAGGAACGGGATGCAGGGTGTGAGTCTCTACCCCTCAAGGCGCGCCCGACGCACGGCAATGGCCTCGGCAACCAGCCTGACCAACAACGGGCGATCAACCACAACACACACCCCACCGTTAAGCCTCTGACCCTCACAGGGCACTTGGCGAAGCTCATCCTGCCCCAATCCTCACCCAATACACAGCGGCTCCTAGTGCCGTTCTCCGGTTCAGGTTCCGAGATGATTGGTGGATTACAAGCCGGTTGGAATGATGTAGTTGGCATTGAGTTATCTGCTGAGTATATCGACATAGCCAAAGCACGATTGAACGAAATAGGTATGACTACATGGCAGGACGCCGACCACTCCCAAGCAGCTTAAAAGAACTCAGAGGAAATCCTGGGCATCGGCCACTCAACCATCGGGAGCCGCACCCTACTGGTGTACCTCGCTGCCCATCTCACTTGGACGATGCTGCAAAGCGTGAATGGAAGCGTATCAGCGTTGAGCTTGTCAGCCTTAACCTGCTTACATCGGTTGATCGTGCCGCATTAAGCGCCTATTGCGCTTCGTGGTCTCGGTGGATGGATGCAGAAACAAATGTTCAGAAATATGGTGCTGTTATTAAGTCGCCGAAGTCGGGCTTCCCGATCCAAAACCCATACGTTGGCATTGCGAACACGGCACTCGACCAGATGCGTAAATTTCTCGTTGAGTTTGGGATGACACCAGCATCACGCAGCCGGATACAGGTTGCGTCATCGTCCGGCGATGACGCATTCACAGAGTTCATGCAGGGCATTGGAGCCGACGACATAACGAGTGAAGTCAAGTAATTCGACTTCCGAACCCTTTAGTGTGAGCACATTTAACATCCCAGAGCAGTACGTCGCTGACGTACTGGACAACAAGATTGTCGTAGGCCAGCTCGTCAGACTAGCTTGTGAGCGTCATCGCCAGGACTTGGCAGAGGGGCATCTCCGCAACCTGATATTCAGTCCGCAACAAGGACTGAGAGTCATTCAGTTTGTAGAGTCCTTCTGTTGTCACCTTCGCGGTGAGCTTGAGGGACAGCCCATCAAGCTGGAGCCATGGCAACAGGCCATGCTCTACATCCTCTACGGATGGCGCTGGGCAGATACAGGATTCCGCCGCTTTCGCATCGCTTATTGTGAGTGCGGAAAAGGCAACGGGAAATCGACTTGGGCATCTGCACTTGCACTCTACGAGCTAATTGGAGTTGGTGAAGCTGGTAGCGAAGTCTACAGCGTTGCCGTGGATAAGACACAGGCGAAGGTTGTGTTTGACGACGCTGTGTTGATGGTGAAGAAGTCACCGGCACTGGCCAAACGCATCAAGTCGCACACGAACAATCTACACGTTCCGTGTACGGCATCAAAGTTCCAACCACTCGCTGCAAACTACGGTTCTCTTGAGGGCAAACGTCCACAAGCATTCGTCGCCGACGAACTGCACGCATGGGGTTACGGTGCTGAAGTGATGTGGACGGGACTCGTCAACGCACTCGGTAAGCGTGACTCACCCATCCTGATAGTCATCACGACAGCGGGTTCCGGTGAGGAGTCAGTCTGCAAACGTCAGCACGCATACAGCGAGAAGGTTCTGACGGGAACGCTGCAAGCTGACGACTGGTTTGCCTGGGTGTGTTGCCTCGATGACGGGGATGATTACACCGACCCAGCAACTTGGATAAAAGCGAATCCGAATCTTGGTGTAAGTGTTCGAGAAAAGGATTTAGCCGCACTGCTCAACCAAGCAGCGGGTGATCCTGCAAGTCTCAACGAGGTCCTCCGGGTTAGGTTTGGAATTTGGACTCAGACATCCGTTGCTTACTTTCCGATGGATGAGTGGAAGAAATGCAATGCGCCCATCGATCTTGAGTCACTAATAAAGCAACCTTGTTTCGGTGGATTAGACTTATCGACCACGACGGACATCAGTGCATTTGTTTTATTGTTCCCCCCCTACGGCGAAAGAACAAAGTGGGTTGTTCTACCCCATTTCTTTCTACCAAAGGACAACATTGTCAAGCGATGTCAGAGGGATCGAGTTCCATACGACATGTGGGCCTCACATAGTCTATTCGACCTAACGAGTGGAAATGTGATTGACTATGAAGCCATCCGGCTCAAGATTATTGAGCTATCCAAGACTTACGACATAAAAGAAATCGCCTATGATCCGTGGAACTGCACGGAGACAGCAACCTGGCTACAGGATCATGGCTTCGTAGTTAGCCCCCTGAGACAAGGCTTTCCATCACTGCATGGACCGACAAAGCGATTGCTCGAATTGATTCTGACTCACGACCTCACACACTTAGACAACCCTGTCTTGCGATGGATGGCAAGTAACGTCGTGGTGGACTCCGACGCTAATTCTAATGTGAAGCCGAATAAAGAAAAGTCAGCAGAGAAGATAGACGGAATATCCGCGTTGATCTGTGCATTGAGCAGGGCAATGGTGGTGCCTGTAGCTCCAAAGAAAAAACACTTTACGCCGTTCGTGATGTAGGTTTCCCGACTACTCACACGATATAGGACGCACCCAGCATGATGGGAAGAATCAGATCGACCATAGCAAGACTCATAGGGCATGAGTACCGTTCCAGCGACCCTCTTAATAACCCAGCAGTTCCTCTCAGTACGTCTGGTTTCCTTGCATGGGCATCGGGTGAGCCTACTGTCAGTGGTGAGCATGTCACCGTTGCTACGTCGCTGCAACAGGCAACCGTCTATGCTTGCGTTCGTGTTCTGTCTGAGTCAGTCGCATCGCTGCCAGTCCGAGTGTATGAGCTAACGGACAACGGGCGCAAAGAGAATCAAAACCATGATCTAGCTTACTTGCTGGGTGTAGCTCCTAACCCGGAAATGACAGCGTTCACATTTTGGGAGAGCTTAGTCGGTGGACTTGCACTGACAGGCAACTGCTACGCAGAGATACAACGAGACAAGGGCGGACGCCCAGTTGCGTTGTGGCCACTCCATCCACAGAAGACTGAGCCAAAGCGTACACCGCTCCTGCCTAACGGCACAGGCGGTGACCTAGTTTACGAGACCTCTGACGGACTGGATAACAAGGAAGGCAACGGCCAGACTCGCACCATCGCGTCTGCGGATATATTGCATGTTCCTCTGTTCTGCTTTGACGGCTTGAAGGGCATCTCTCCCGTCCAGCTTGCACGCCAGGGCATCGGCCTCGCTCGTGCCGCTGAGAAGCAGGGAGCGCGTTTCTTCGGCAATGGCAGCAAGCCGGGTGGAATCCTAACGACCGACTCTGAGTTTGATGACCCAGAGATGGCTAGCATAAAAAGTTCGTGGGAACGGACTAACGGCGGCGACAAGCAAGGTGGTACAGCTTTCTTGCCGGGTCAGTGGACTTACACTCCCATCGGTCTCAGCAACAAGGACTCACAGTTCTTAGAAATCCGTCAGTATCAGCGCACCGAGATTGCTGCCATCTTCCGAGTTCCACCACACCTAATTGGCGACACCTCGAAGCTCTCGAATGCAAACGCAGAACAGCAAGCATTGACTTTCGTCACAGATACACTCCGTCCATACCTGAGTCGTTTGGAGTCGGAGATTGCACGCAAACTGCTTCCCACTGCTGGTCGCAACTCTGGCCGTTTCGTGGTTGAGTTCGACGTAAGCGAAAGACTACGCGGAGACATTGAATCGCAAGCTGCTGGCTTCACTGCCGGCAAACAATGGGGCTGGCTGTCTACCAATGATATTCGTGCCGAAATTGGTATGAATCCTATCCCCGAAGGCGATACTTACTGGGTCCCGGTAAACATGCAAAACGCTAAGCGTTTGCTTGATACAGAAAGCATTCAAGATCAACCGTTGTTAGGTGATGGCAAGTCAGACACCGTTCCTACACCAGATGAGCGTTCCACGTTGAGTCGCTATACATCTGCATACCTCACGATCTATCGGGATGCTTTCGGTCGCCTCTGCAAGCGAAATAAGCGAGATTACGAGACCATTTCCGGCCTATTTAGCCCAGTATTGCGCTCGATTGCTGAGGCTGCACAAGGCGCTGCCATGAGTAAGAACGACATCTCTGTGATGCCGAACTCAGGAATTGACAACCACATTGAAACAGTTTGCCGGTCCATGGCCAAGCGTGCAGCAGATTACACAGACGCAGATGTAGATGCCAACGCCGGAGCTGAGTTCACGAAGGCCGTCAGGTCCATCGTCATCAATACAGCACGCGATGTAGCAGCGTTCGCCGCTGAGCAGACCGTAAGTGAGACACACAATGAATAAGCAAACTTCAAAACGTGAGACAAGAGTCATCCAAGCGCGCGAATTGCGTGTTGCAACCAACGACAATGGGCATCGTGTTCTGTCTGGCTATGCATCAGTGTTCAACACAGCCAGCGTGGACATGGGTGGCTGGGCAGAGCTGGTTGCACCTACTGCATTCACACGCACTCTGCAAGAGAACCCCGATGTTCTCTGTCTCTACGCGCACGACACCGCCGCTGTTCTTGGTCGCACGACCTCCAACACATTGACGCTGAGTGTAGATGCGACCGGCCTCAAGTTTGATTGCGTTCTCCCGGACACCACGACAGCCAACGACCTCATCGTTCTTGTGGAACGTGGGGACATAACCGGGATGTCGTTTGGGTTCGTCTGCATCAGCGATGTTTGGTCAGAAGATTCTGACGGACGGTACATCCGCACACTGCTGGATGTAGACCTGTTTGAAATCACCGTGACAAGCTCCCCGGCATATCCATCGACATCTATCAGTCTCCGCTCTGCTCCGAAAAAGATTCGCAGCAAGATCCGTGAGAAACGCAATGCAGGCTGCAAGTGCCCATGCGATGTCTGCGTGGACTCTGACGGTAGTGACTGTGAAAACTGCACCAACCCCGACTGTGACGACTTGAACTGTGCGTCATGTCGGAGCGAACGCAGCATCGACGTGTCCGCTGATGACATTCGCGAATGGAAAGCCACGATGGAGATTCGCCTGAAGCTCCTGGCCCTCAAGAGCAAGTAACACCAAGATCGCAGTCGTAACGGTCAGCCCCGCGCTGTGCGCTCAACCGCAAACCGATTCGACCGCTGCTGAGAAGCACCCGCATGACGCGAGTGTTGTCCTGCACCGCACGCAATTTATTTCCCCATCAACGCCCATCTGGGCTTACTGCACACACGCGTGTGTGTGCAAAGGACAACACCAATGACTATCAACCATATGAAAGAACAGCGGACAAAGCTGATTGCCGACGCACAGAAGTTAGTGCTCGGTGACAACGTGACTGCTGAGCAGCGCGACCAGGCTAACCGCATGGTCAAAGATGTAGAGCAGCTAGAGCAGGACATCGCTACCGCTGAGAAACTCGAAAAGTATGAAGCTGAGACCCGCGAGACTGTACGGCCCCCGCGGGGAACTCCGGCTGCGTCTGAAGCTGAGACTCGCGAGAAGAGCGACCGCGAAGTCCGAGCTTTTGAACGCTACATTCGCTTTGGTGAAAAACGTGATCTAACCACCACCTCCACAGGCGCGGTTATCCCACAGCTTTTCAATCAAACAATCATCGATGCTCAGAAGCTCATCGGTAACACAGTCAGCATCGTCGGCAAGAAGATCACCAACAACAACGGCGCACCAATCAAGGTCGGTATGTCGAATGACGTAGGGAACACACTCGTCACGATTACAGGCGGCGAAGGTACACAGTTGACCGACACCGATCCGACGTTCTCCGGCTTCATCATGAACACGGATACTGTGGCCACTATGGTCAAGGCGTCATTCCAAGAACTCGAAGATGCATCGTTCGATGTGGCTTCATGGATTAAGCAGAAGTTCGCAATGCGGTACTACCGTGGTCTGGAATACCTCATTACCAATGGTAACTCTAGCAATGTTGCTTCTATCGTAACTGGTGCGACACTCGGTGCAACCTCTGCCACATCCGCTACGGTTGTTTTTGACGACCTGAACGCTTGCTACTCCGCACTCGACCCGGCTTACGAGGGCAATGCTTCGTGGGTTATGAGTTCCACCACCCGCGCTCTCATTATGGGACTCAAGGACACACTGGGCCGTCCGATCTTCATTCCGAATCCTTCTTCGGGTGTGTTAGATCACCTGTTTGGGCGTCCCATTGTTCTCAATCAGCAATTGCCTTCGGCATTCGTCGCTGGCAACACGGGCATCCTCTACGGTGATTTCAACGAAGGCTACCTACTCCGCACCGACGGTGATCTGAGCATACGACGCTTGGATGAGCGTTTTGCGGACTACCTCGAGGTTGGCTTTCTCGCGTATGCACGCATAGGCGGAGCCAGCACCGACGCTGGGACTCACCCGATTCTCAAACTGGCAACCCACTCGTAATCAACCTTGGAATGGGCGACTCGAAACTGGTCGCCCAGCCCAACTTATCTAAAGAGACATCATGCACATTCGCATCACACGTTCTTTTATATCCGAGTTGTCACCACGTCCTCTGCTACTCGGTGAGTTGTTAGATATTCCAGATGACATCGCTACTAAGTGGATTGCTGAAAGTAAAGCCCAACTCTGGACACTTACTGGCGTACCTATATTCGTTTCTCCAACTCCGCCGAAGTCAAAGCGTGAGAAAGCTGTCAGAGCCTAAATAATATGACTGGCCTGTCCCTACAACTCGTAACACCGCCTGTAGCTGAGCCGGTCACTCTGGCTCAAGCCAAGTCTCAGTGCAGGGTAGATTTCAGCGATGACGATGCTCTGTTCGCTGTCTACATCACAGCAGCGCGTCAATACTGTGAGCGTTATACTCACCGCGCTTTTTTCAATCAGACATGGATGCGGACGCTGGACTTCTTCCCACTCTCATGGGGTGAGGAAACGCTGAACCCTGCTGCACGTTCCGACTACCCATTCTTCTTTTGGGACAGGCTCACGATTGACATACCGCGTGCAAGCCTCGTCTCCGTCACTTCCATCACTTACGTTGACGGAACTGGCGAGACGCAGACGCTTCCTTCGACTGCATACAATGTGGACATTACATCCATACCCGGTCGCATTGCTCCTTCGTGGGGCAACATCTGGCCAGAGACTCCTAATTATGTTCCGGGCAACGTCAAGATTACTTTCGTCGCTGGCTCTTTCGGTGACGGCGTAGAGGTCAACAACTGCCCACAAACAGTTGTCATGGCAATCCTGCTGCTTGTTTCGCACTGGTATGAACATCGCGAAGATGTGTCGGAACTCAACCTCAAGAACATGCCGCTGGGTGTAAATGCCCTACTCGATACAGAGCGGATTCGCATGTTTAGTTATCGGTAAGGAGGCGACATGCTGAGTGGCAAATTAAATCGCCGGATACAGATTCAAAGCCAAACAACGACGCAGGACTCATTCGGTCAAGAGTTGCAAACATGGATGACGGTCTATACAGCGTGGGCAAGCATCGACATTCAGGCTTCACAGCTTCTCTATTCGACTGCTGAGTTTATATCGAAGGTCACTCACAGGATCACATGCCGGTGGACATCTTCCGTAGTCATTGCTGCCAACCAGCGCATTGTCTACACGGAAGCAACAACGGGCGTAGTTCACACCTATGAGATTCAGGATGTACTCAACACGAAGCAACGCAACCGGGAACTCATTCTGATGTGCTACGAGCTTGATGGAGCGGAATAAATGATCGAGACAGTTTTCCGCTCAGCACTCACCTCCGCTACATCTGTCACAGCAATCGTTGGCACTCGGATATATCCGCTCGTGTTGCCCACAGACCCCACGCTGCCAGCTATCGACTACAAGTTTGTTGCCGGGTCGAACACCCCGACCATGGACAGCATGGGCGTGCAGAAATACCGCGTAGAGGTCAACTGCTGGGGCGACACGTACGGCGATGCTGTCAGTCTCCGGTACGCGGTAGTCAAAGCACTCTCTGGGTATACGTCGGGCAACACATCTATCCAGTACCTCATGCCGCAGGACGACTTCGATAACGACCTGCTTCAGTACCGTGCGACGGCCGAGTTCTACGTCTTCGACGGATTGCAGTAATCAACAACCACTTCAAAAAGCAACACAGGAGAATTACCAATGAGTCAAACCGCCACGAAAGCACAGGCAACTGCCGTTGGCACCGTCATCTCGATAGGCGGAGTCACCGGCTCAACAGGAACAGAAACATTTACACCGATCGGCGCAATCACAACCGCTAAGGTTAGCGGTCTCAAGGTCGGTGTAACCGATGCCAGCACCTTCCTTGCGAACGTCAAGCGCAAGCTCGGTACGCTTGTGGACTACGGCACTGTCACGCTTACTACGCTCCGTGTCAGTAATGATGCTGGGCAAGCTGCTGTTGTTGCAGCCGCCGCGACCGCACAACTTTATGACTTCAAGATACAGCTCCCCGTGAACGGGGCCGCTGGGCAAACGACCACTGGTGATCTAATCGCGTTTAGCGCAATCGTCACTGAGGCAGGTGGTTTCGACCTGGATCTGAACAAGCAGCCCGACTACACCTTTACGCTTGAAATCGACGGAGCCTGGACTGTAACCGAAGGGGCATAACTAAATGTCCAAAGTAGCCAAGAATCCTGCTATTGATCCAACCCTACCTAAAATAGTCATTACTCTGGGTGGGGTTGAGTACCATCTCTGCTTTACTTTTGGTGCTCTCGCAGTCGCCGCTGCAAAGCTCCGGCAAGCTGGCATCACTTGCAATCTGCTGCACGCCCTGGACCTCTCCAACATGGACGCGGATCGTGTTGTACCGCTGCTCTACGCGGCACTTATCACGCACCAGCCATCCATTACACCAGAAGAAGTTGCAAAGCTCGTTACTTTCAGAAACCTTGGCAGCATCTTCGAGGGTATTGCCAAGGCTTACGGTGAATCACTTGCTGAGCCAGAGCCGAGTGACCCAAAACAGGAGCCACAGGGTTAGAGCTAAGCTCAGAAGCTCTGTGGCTGCACTTTTGGTCCGTTGCAAGATATGACCTCCGTCTACCCGATGACGACTTCTTCGCACTGACACCACGTCAGTTTGATGCATTACTCAAGCGAAAGAAAGTCGAGACAGTTGCAAATGAGTTTTTACTCGCTCAGCTTACGAGCTGGATTGCCAACACCGGTTTTAGATCATGTGAAAAGCCTACGAAGCCACAGGACTTTATGCCATCCGAATGGCAGAAGTCTGCTAACGCTAACGGATCTAAACCTATGCGACCGCGCATGACTAAGAAACGCCACGAAGCTATTGCAAATGGCATCCGTGCCATGTTCCCAAACCTAAACAAGAAGAAATAAATGCCAGATGGAATCAGTATCGAGGTTGAGGGACTGAAAGAACTGCAAGCGAAGTTGGATGCTCTCACAACAAAACAAGCTGACCTCTGCATTCGTAAAGCTCTCAGAGCGGGTGGCGTAGTTGAAAAGGCTGCAATCGAGGAACGAGCACCCGTCAAAGATGAACCGGGTGGGTATCTTCCGGCTGGCGCATTGAAAGCGGATATTACAGTTCACACCACGAAGGATGAGCAGGGAGCTATCTCCGCAATCGTTGGCCCCGGCAAGCTCACCGCTCACGTCGCACGGTGGGTCGAATATGGCCACCGAATGATACGCGGTGGCCGGTCACGACTGTTACCCAATGGCAAAACTAGAGGGCCGGGTAATCAGATTGGCTTTGTAAAGGCCCACCCATTCATCCGTCCCGCATATGAAGCTACTCGCCAAGAAGTAATCACTACCATCTGCACCACACTCACCACAGAGTTAGAGAAAGCTGGAAAGACCAAGGGAACTACCTAACATGGCTGAAGCTGCTGGCAACATCAATATAGTTTTATCCGTCAATAAAGCCAACTACACGGCTGCGATGCAAGAGGCACAGCGTCAGTTGGATGTGTTTGCGGGTAAGACTAAAGCTGCTGGCGCTGCAACAGCGTCCTCCATGGTTGCTGGCTCAGCCGCAATGAAGGAACTATCCGGTCACTGGGAAAACAATACCCGTGGTGCGGTCAAGTTCCTATCTACACTACCCGGTGTCGGCAAGGCACTTCAAGCTGCATTTCCACTCATCGGAGGACTTGCATTCGCTGGATTAATTGCTGGTGTTGGCGAAAAGGTTGTTGACTTTATCAGGAAAGTCAACGCGATGCCCAAGGCTTTCGCCGATGGCTTTACGGCGATGAACTTGGCACAAACAAGTTCCAATGATGCAATGCGCATCGCCAATGATCGCCTTGATGACCAGATTGCCAAGCTGGAGCATCGTCCTCAAAACGTCGTTAAGGACGAGCTGGATGAGGCCCGCAAGAAAGCCGACGATCTCGCTGAGTCACTGGGTAAGGATTCAAAAGCATTCGCCGAGTTGATGAAGGCGAACTCAAACGGGATTGCTGAGCAGCTAATTGGTAAGGCTTCGACCAAGGATGTGCAGGATCAAATCAATAGTTACTGGACTGAGATGGCTCGTCTGGCCAACCAGAAGGTGATCGCCCTACACGCTGGGGATCAAAAGGGTGCGGACGCAATCCAGACGCACATGGACACCTTCACCGCCGGTGAGAAGACCCGCTTGGCATCGGATGTAACCGCACGTAGCGGCAACGTCTCGCTCCCCGGAGGCCAGGGTGCGACCTACGCCCAAGTCTATGGAGACCAATCACTCAACATAACCGCTGAGCAGGCTTCGCAGGCACGGATCGCAGGCAATGAGGATACCGCTTCACTGGCGAAGGCTAATGAGACAGGGACCAGCAAGCTGAAGGGTCTTCAGGACGCGAAGGATGCGACTGCACAAGCTAAGAAAGCTGCCGAGCAAGCTGCCGCTGCACAGATGAAGGCATACGAGGAGGGACTTGCCAAGCTGCGCCAAGCTCACAGAGTTGGAGTCAGTGAGGAAATTGACTACTGGAAGAACATAATTGACTGCTCTGTTGTTGCTGCTACCAACTATCAGACTATCTATGACAAGATCGGTCAGTTGAACCAGCAAAAGATCGCTGACGATAAGAAGACCGCCGACTATGCAGCCGAGTCAATTAAGAAGCAGGTTGATGCTTATGCACGGATGGCCGCTGCCCAGATTGAAGCTCAACAGAGAATGGCTGACTCATCCGCTATCTTAGCCGATGCTCAGGGTAAGCTCACTGAGGCTCAGCAGAAGAATGCTATTACCTCACGAGAACAGAACACTGCCCATGATTTATCAACCGGAGCTATCAGCAAGCACGCCGCCGCGACTCAAGAGGCTAGTGAGCACGCAGACGCGTTTCAAAACATGCTTGATAAGCTGGCCGCTGATAAGAAGACCAATGATGCCAAGATCGCTGCTGAGAATGATGCCTATAACAAGCGCAAGAATGAATCCTATGATGCCTCCGCCCATGGCGGGATGACTTACACAAGCTATCAGAATCAACTCGCCACAGAGCATCAAACAACCTTAAACACCCTCAACGCAAAAGGCACTGATATAGATGCCCAGACTGCAAACGTCCAAGGTGAGGCTGCACTTACCGCGCAAGAAGACAAGTGGAAAGCTCAGCAAGAAACCTTAGTCGGTGGGTTTGATTCAGCCATCCACGAGTTCATAGCATCCTCCAAAGATGCTGCTGAGCAGATGCGGGAGCTTGTTACCACTACTCTGCATAGCCTAAATGAGCAGCTTGTCAACGGCATGATGGGCAATGGGACGAACTTCAAACAGTTTGGCTCCGGTGTATTCAAGAACGTAGCAACCACCTCACTGGAAAAGGGTGAGGGTGCCCTTATGGGCATGATCCCCGGCATGGGGAAGATGGGCACGAAGTCCAACCCAATGCATGTCATCATGGACGGCGCGGGAGCAGCGGGTAAGGCCGCTGGTGCGATTGCAGGGGCAGTTGGCGGGGCAACCACAGCAGCAACCAGCAAAGTGGGTAGTGTCCTCGGCTCAATGCTCTCATCCATTCTCCCCATGCTTGCCGATGGTGGATTTATGAATGGTCCTGCAATCGTTGGCGAGAATGGGCCGGAACTTTTCAACCCCTCGGTACCAGGCCAGATCATTCCAAACTACAAACTCAGTACTGGTAGCGGCGGCGGTGACATCCACTTTCACCCCGGTGCAATAGATGCTCGTGGTAGTTCAGATCCAGCAGCGGTAGAAGCCGCTGTCCAGCGTGGCATCCGTGCCGCTGCACCACACATCATGGCTGGCTCTGTACATGCACAGAGGGAAGTGCAGAAGCGCAGACCAAATCGAGCAGCCTAAGTAAATTCAGTTTACCGACTTCCAGCCCTTTCATAGGGAGAGTAATTCATGCCAGCAGCATCAGGCTTCACCCTCATCACGGCTAATAACATCTACGGCAGCTTGAATGGCCAGTTGCTTGCATCCGGTGAGATTCAGTTTCAAGCCGTCTCGACCTTGACCAACCAGCCGATTAGCTTCCGCGTCGGTGGTACCGGCAACGGACAGATGGTCTCTAAACCATTCTGCTTCCCCGTCCTCAGCGGCGTCATCACCGCTGACTCCTCTGGTATAGCTCCTCAGCTTCCTGACGTGTCGCTCACGTACCCGGCCAACATCGGGTATGCCGTAAGCGTCATCGATCCGTTGACGGGTGCGAACATACTCGGCCCCGGATACACCATCCAACCGACCGGTGCGACGTTCAACTTCGATACCTACGAACCAAGCCTCGGCACAATGGTCACAATCCAGACCGGCCCAGTCGGAACCGCGTTCGGCATAACCCTGATAGACGCAGTCACCGGCACTCACTATCTGGTCACCATAGCCAACGGTGGTCTCGTCTGGAACCCAGCTTAATCAAAAGGACATCATTGATGCGCAGTTTCGCAAAATTCTTTCTGTTTCTCTCTCTCCTCACGCTTGCAGGGGATCTGCATGTCTGCGCCCAGACTCGTGCCGCCGTTACCTACATGGGCACATGGTCATCGTCGGTAAAATACAACCTCAATGAGATGGTAGTATCTGGCGGCGTTACCTACATCTCTCTCGTGCCTAATAATCTCAACTACTCGCCCGCCTCCAGTCCGAGTGACTGGGTAGTGTTGGGTGGAGGAAGTGGCATCACGCAGTTGACAGGAGACGTAGCAGCCGGAGCGGGGAGTGGAAGTCAAGCGGCTACAGTGCAAGGACTAAAATCTGTACCGTTCTGCACTGGATTTACTCCGACCAACGGACAGCAGATACAGTACACGACCGCAAGTACGCCGAATCCATGCTACACGGCGGCAACGCCCAGCGGAGGCGGAGGAGTACAGTACAACCCGTCGAACACACTCTACGTCTTTACCGGCAATTCGGTGATGGGTGATGACACGCAAGTGCTGGCCCCGCAGATCACTGTGACTGGTGGGAGTTGCAACGCGACGGTCTGCACCATCACCAACAGCGGGACGAATGGGTTGTCGGCGGGTGATTGGATTTATCAGGGGATGGTGGGGATGCCGGCCACACCCGCTCCATTCGGCACGGTGAGCACAACCTATGGGTTCTTCCAGGTGCTCTCGACCGGCCTTAGCAGCACACAGTTTGAGTTCAACTATCCGAGCACGGCGACAATCACAGGTGGGACTGTACAGAAGGCAAACTATTTCCTCGCTCAGCAGGTGATGCAGCAGCCTTTCTTCAAGGGTCACGGTAGTTTCCAGATTGTCACCGACGCAAGCTATTACGTCGCGAATATCGACTCCGACTATACGGCCTTGTTCCACTCCATCAGTCCAGCAGCGACGGGAAACAACCCCGAGTACCTCATCATCAATGACATCTTCAACAACGACCTGCAAGGATGCGCGACGGCCGCAACGATTGAAGGGCACTTGCAGTCTATCTGGGCAAAGGCGCATACGGACGGGTGGATTGTCGTGCAGGGAACGGCGACCGCCGCGCCGTACAACAGCAGTTCCTGCGCGACGGCCTATACCAACACGAATGTGGTAAACAACTGGCTCTATGCGCAGGGCAAGACTACCGGCAATACAACGGGAGCAAGCAATGGGAAGTATTGGGACACGCTTGCGGATGTGGGTGCGGTGCTGAGCAACCCCATTGACACCAACCTGATTGCGACCAACGGAGGTATGGCTCCGGGTGGGGTGCAGCCCTACACACAGACGTTGAATGAGGCTATGTCGTCACAGGCATCTGCGACCAAGGCCAAGAGCTATTCCTACTTCGGCGCCAGCGCCGTGGGCGGAAACACTCGTGGCGAGGTCCATACCCCGTTGGCGGACAGCTATCACGCGTTTGTGGTCACGGATGCTGCGCAAGACACAGAGGATTTGACAGTAGACACACTGCGCCACGCAATCTATGTGAACAATATGAATGCGGTTACGTCTACTACGGTGGGCACTAACTCCGTAGGTGGAGCACCAGAGGGAACGTACATTCCAAGTCTTTCAACCGGCAGGAGCATGTGCCGCATACTGGGGACTCAAAATGCTGCTCAGGATGCCTGGGTAGAGTGCCTCAATTATTCCGGGGACGGTTCGACATCCAACTCGGTTTTTATGGGTCTTATCCAGACCAACAACTACACCCAGTGGGTGAACGACACCAACAACTTCGTCTTTTACGATGATGGGTCGTTTCTAGTCCCCGGTGGTATCCTTGGCCCCGCAACCGCCCCCACGGGTTCTTGCCCCCGAGTTGGTGCGTGGGTCCATTCACAAAACGGTGCTATCACCTATTGTCCGCCTAGTGGTACGTGGACGACTTACGGGGGCGGCAGCACTAACCCAGCCGTATTGAGTCAGGCAACCTACAACAGTTCCACACGGCTTCTGAGTACGGTCTATCACAATACCTCCAGCTATCCGATGCTGGTGTGGTATGCCGACAACTCTAACTCCGTAGCCGCTGTGACGGACAGTTCCGCATCTCCCACGACTCAGGTATGGGCACTACAGACTTATTCCGGTGCAGGAAATCCGGCAGAGTTTGTGGTGATGCCCGGTAATTATTACAAGATAACTGGTTCATCCTTTGGATCGTGGAACGAATATACCTTCAATACCGGCACGATGACGCAGAGTGGCGATCTGGTCGGTTCTCGATCATTGGGCACAACCTACCACAACACTGGTAGTGGGTTCATGATAGTAGAGGTCGTGACGACTTGCATTTACGGAAATGGAACCATCTCGGTCGATAGTGACTCATCCTCCACTCCGACAACGCTTGTGTACGAGATGAACTCTATTGAAGGTTCAAATTCAGCTTTTTTCATAGTACCCGCTGGATATTACTACAATGTTCCCACTGCTGCTGGTACCAGTGTTGTTCATTGGAACGAATACACAAGCAGCCTACCTGCCACTATGTCGGCCAATTTATTCACTGCACCAGCCCAGCGGTACATGGTTGGAAGTACAGGTCTGCCCACTCCGCCTCCCGTTTATGGGGTGTCTAATCCTACCGGCCATAACAAGTTTGTGACGGTCGTGTGGACAGCCGGGGGTACCGGCACCGCGCACTTAATGTCAGATATAGTCATGCCTCCCATACAGCAAATATCTGGTTTTGCAATGAGCGGAGGGTCGGTAGGTACGCTTACTGGCATTCAGATGCCAAACACGTTTCTATCGGCGTGGAGAGACAACTCCATCTCAGCACAGACAAGCTGGGTCGAATACACGCTGGGGCCATAGCAAATAGACATCTTCTTGACTCTCCAGTCACCACCTAAACCTGCCTTGGCTTAGCCCCGCATGGCATCTCCGCCTGAGATGCCTCAGTAACTCTATTTTCCGACTTCCCAATCCTTTGTAGAGGCCATCTCGCCCCTGAGATGCCCCCAGGTATTTAACGACACAAAACACTTATGAGCACATCCACCATTACGCTAAACGGCAACAGCGTCACGCTCGTTGCAACACCGTCTATCTCCGGTGCTGCGTCAGTCGAGTTCAGCATCTCGGATGCCGTTTCCATAGTTAGCAGTCCCTACACATTGCAGACACAAGCTCAGGCATGGATAGGCGCGGACATGTGGTCGGGAACTGTCACACTACCCCCGCTGAGTCAGACGCAGGCCGATGTCTGGATTTCCGCACTGATGGAATGTCGCGGCATGATGAACGCCGTTCAGATCGGCGACCCCATGAAAGCCAGACCACGCGGGAACCCATCAGGAACGCCAACGTGTCCGTCAACACCCGTAGACACATTCGGTAGTCCGTCGCTGCATACCGTGGGTTGGGTATCGGGCAAAGTTGGTCTGTTGCTTCCCGGCGATTATTTGCAGGTCGGCTACAGACTCCATCGCGTGCTTGACATCGTCAACTCTGACTCATCTGGTAACGCAACTATCAATGTGTGGCCGTCGCTGCGTGAGGTTCCCGCTGCGAGTGCGCCGATCATCCTCAACAACTCAATGGGTCTATTCCGTCTCGCGACGAACAAGCGGACATGGTCGAGCGATGCAACACGCCTGACAAGACTCTCAGTGCCATTGATGGAGTACCGCTAATGCCACGCGAGTTAGACAGCACGCTCGAAACCGCGATGCAAGCGAGTCTCGTGTACCCCGTTCGCATGGCGATGCTGACGTTTCGCTCAGAGACTAAGTACATCTGGTCGGGGCCGGGTGACCTCGTTTGGGATGCACAGACGTACACGGGTGTGGGTTCGCTCGGCTCTGTCGGCGTTATCAACGAAGGCATCGAGATCAACGCGGATGGAACGAGTGTCACTCTCAACGGTATCGATCCCGTGTTGCTTGCGGAGTGCCTGACGGATATTCAACCCGGCGCACCCGCAATGATTTGGCTCGGATTCGTAACTCCTCAATGCGTGCTCATCGGTACGCCCTATCTGCAATTCAGTGGATGTGTGGACGTGCCAGTAGTCACTCCCGGCACGGATACCGTGTCCATCTCCCTCGCACTTGAATCGCGAATGCTGGACCTCGGACGTGCATCCTGTCGGCGCTACACATCAGCCGACCAACGACTTTATTACCCGACGGACACCGCATTCGGATGGGTTGAACAACTGAACGACCTCGCCCTCGTTTGGGGATAACACTATGCCACTAACTAGAACGCAACACTGGGCAACCCGTGAGTTGGATTCCCATTTAAGAAAACACGTCAGAGACAATTTTGAGTGGGGAGTCAATGACTGCTGCATGTACCCGGCGAACGCAATTCAATCGTTTACCGGAGTAGACATCGCTGAAGACTTTCGCGGTAAGTATCACGACGAAGCGTCAGCGTTCGCACTCATCAAGACGATCACCGGGGGTACGACTGTTGCTGATGCCGCTGCATACTGCGCGAACAAGCATGGGCTTCATGAGTATGCATACCCGCTGATGGCTAGACGCGGTGACCTCGTAGTCATCAAGAACGGGGACACACTCATCGCTGGCGTTGTCCATCTCAATGGCCGTCACGTCATCAGCGTCAGCCAGACAGGGCTAGTGCGCTTGCCTATCACCTCAGTTGTCAGAGCTTGGAGTGTTTGAGTTATGAGTAAAGCTGTCGAAGGTGCAGCGTTATTGGCCGGTGCTGTCGGAATGGGAGCAGCAGCGTTCTTCGACCCGGCACTGATTGCGTCGCCTCTGTTTGACAAAACGATGGAAGCCCTAGTGCTGGGCGGAATCTCAATGGAGGCCGCTGCAATCGCTGGCGCTCTGATGAGCAATCGGGGCATAAACATCACGACCCGCCAAGCTGCTGCGTTTCGACAGGTCATCTACGGACAGCAGCGCGTCGGTGGCGTGACTATCTATGAGAGCACGACCGGCTCCAGCCACGACCAATACAACTACGTCATCGTCCTCGCGGGTCACGAATGCTACAACATTGAGAATTTATACCTCGACGGTCGGCAAGTGTACTGGCAGGGTTCAGGTGTAGGCTGGTGCGTTCGTAACGGCGTCGGCTTTGGTGGGATAGCTGACGGCAACAACCACACAGGGCCAGACGGTCAACAATACAATTTTGGCGGCACAGGTCATTCAGGCATCTACTGCGAAGCTCGATTCGGTGACCAGACAGACCCAATAAGCGGGACGAACTCCCCCGGCAATGCAACGTGGACCGGAACTCCCACCAGCGTCATCGGTGGACTCACGGCGAACGATGGCAACTGGGCTCCAGACGGGCACGGCGGAGCACCGTGGCTGGGTGGCTGCTGCTATGTCTATCTGAAGATCGAAGCGAACTCCTCACTGTTCCCGGCACCACCGGAGATTCGATTCACGGTCAATGGCAAGTGCAACATCTTCGACCCACGCACTAGCACAACTGGCTTTACACAGAATTGGGCACTCATCTGTGGTGACGTACTGACAGACCCTGTCTTCGGTCTCGGTGACAGCAGCGTCAATCAAGCTCAACTTATCGCCGCCGCGAACGTGTGTGACGAACTCGTTGAGGTCGGGGCACTGTCCTCAACTACGGCGACATACGAAGCTCAATACGTCACGAACCATCACTACGACACTTCTACTGGCCCAGGAGATGTACTCGCTACCATGATGACGGGTGCTGCTGGTCGTCTGTCTCGTATCGGCGGCGAGTGGTACGTCTGGCCTGCGTACTGGCAAGGACCATCGTTCACATTTGATGAGAACGCGCTCACAGCAGCGCCGCAGTGGAAGCCATATCGGAGCATCCGCGACCTGTTTAACAGAGTGCGTGGAACGTACTGCGCTCCGAATTACCCTTTCAACGTAGCTGGCAACCTGTATGACGCCAATGGGTTCTACAACGGGCAGATTCAGAACAATTTCAATTTTGCATTTCAGCAGACTAGCTACCCGGAGTATGCCTGCGATACGCTGCATGGTTACGCGTCCGACCAATATCTGACCGCTGACGGCGGTCGTCAGCTAGTCAAGGAACTCAATCTGCCGACCGTTCTGTCTGTCACTCAGGCACAACGCGTCGCGAAGATCACGCTGCTGCGCAATCGTCAGCAGGGTTCCGGCACGTTCACGATGGGTCTTCCGTCCTATGGCATCCAGCCGTGCGACACATTGCAGTTCACATTCCCTGAGTTTGGCTGGGCGGAAAAGACACTCGAAGTCATAAGCGTCGGGTTTCAGTGTGAGCAGATGAGCACCGGCATGAGTGATGAAAAGGCAATGGCGATCACTCTTAACGTCGGCGTGATTGAAGCTGACCAGTCCGTCTACGAATGGAGCACAACGGAAGAGTTGACCGTGTACGACGTACCGGCAACACCGTCACAGCAGAGCCTCACTCCCGCACCGCCGACAGACATGTCGTTGACATCCTCACTTGCGACGGCCCTGGTCGGACTCGACGGCGTTGTCCATCCCCGTGTTGAGGTGCAATGGAACACGCCGCTTGACGTGCTCACTAGGCAGATTCAGATTCAGTATCAGTTAGCACCACCTGGAGGCTCAGCAGGGGCATGGCTCGACGGCGGGACTGTCGATGTCAGTCTCAACAGTGCGTTCGTCGGCAACGTCATCTCCGGGCAGACGTACAACTTCCGCATCCGCTCAGTACGAGCTAATGGGGCATCTTCTGCGTGGGACGAACTAGACGGCTTCACTGTCAGCTTGGTGCTGACGGTACTGACTCAGGACGCGCTTGCTGAGATGAGTCTCACATCCATCGCTTACAGCAGCGGAACTGCTTCAATCTTCGGCACGCCGTTCATTGCCCCCATCGGCAATCAAAACATCTCCGTAGCTCCCAACAATTACCCGCTCAGTGGGCTGAATCAGAATCAGCTTTACTACGTGTACTACATCGACACGACGTTCGCGGGTGATGCAGTCACAGTGATTGCCACGCAGAACACAGCCGACTTCATGAACAAGGCAGGTTACTTCCTCATTGGCAGTATTGTTACGGCGGTATTAGGAGGAGGAATCGCAGCGACAGGCCCGTGGTATCCGTCCGCCTACGCTGACCGACAGAATGGTGCTGCGTTCTACACGAGCAATCCCACAGCACTCTATGCCCCTAATGCAACATCCTTCGCCGCCATGTATGGCTGCTATATCTCATCAGTCTCCGAGACACTCAGCACAGACATCATTTATAGCGGCTTCGCTCCGACAGGCACTGTCTTGTCTGGCGTCACTGCTGGATTGACTGTCTCACGCGGCAACTTAGCCTCTGTTGGCTCCGGTGGAACGTACACAATAACTATCTCCCTAAATGGTGGTGAAACATGGAACGCGGTGGAGACTGCGCCAGCACCGGGAACAGTACCCGCTGGCGGCATCGCGTCGTACACGATTCCTAATGGGACTGACATCGGTCAAGTACAGGTGCAGATCGGCGTGAGCCCCGTCGTTGACTCGTCAGTGAGTTTGGCAACTTGGCTTGGCCCACTTCGGCGGTTTGTTTTGGCCCATCCCTTGGGACGTTGATGTTGAGGGTGCTCGGTTCTGCTGGAGCGTAGCCCGGAGGGCGTAGCGGAAGCAGAAC